GAAAACGTTTTTGCCTATCACGTTCCCTACAAAGACATTATCTTTGATCCTTCCGCCACTTTCCCTGCCACCCACAACGCCCGTTGGATAGCGCACAAAATCACTAAGCCTCTACGGGCCATAAAGAATGCCGGGATTTACAACCATACCGACATGCTCAAATCCTCGACTAAGGGCGATGACGACAAACCCAATTACGATACCTCCGGTATCAATACAAAGAAGCTCGATCAAGATGTGAAATCCGGTACGCTCTACGAGATTTATGACTTAGACAACATGCGGATTGTCACCGTATCGCCGGGATGTCCGTTCTATCTGAACGAAATCGCCTACCCTGATTATTTGGGCGGCGGGTTTCCGGTCTCCATGCTCGCCTTTAACCCCGTTCCCGGCGAAGTCTATCCGATGTCGGACGTTGCCGCGCAGGAAGGTTTGGCAATCGAGATGACGAAAATCGTTGCGATTTGGATCAACCATTTAAAGCGCTGGAACCGTCAAATCATTGTGGAACAGGATCTTTTTACGGATGAGGAATTAGACAAGTTTAAAGACGGAAACGATGGGGCGATTATCAAGGGTCGCGGCCCGATCAGAGACAAGTACGACATTCCCCAATACCCGCCCGTCCAAGCGGATTCCTATCAGATATACAACGAAGCCTACAAGCTCTACCAGGTCGTCTCCGGCCAAACGCCATCGGATCAAGGCGGGCAAGCGCGGGTGCCTACCCGCACTTTAGGAGAACTTCGCTTACAAATGATGGGTGGTCATGCCCGAGCCGAGGAAAAGGTGGATGTCTTGGAAGATTTCATTGCCGAGATTGGCCGGAAACTCTTAGGGATCATGCAAAAGAAATACGACCTGCCGAAGATTTCCCGCATTGTGGGGCCGCGCTCGGTGCAACAAAAGATCCTGGGTATTCTACCGAACCGACCGTCCGCGCAACCGCAGATCCCCGGCCAAGAAGGGCAAGCCCCGCAACCAAACCCGATTCAGCCCATGACCAGCGATTTCTCTTTTTCATGGAATAGACAGGATATCTTGGGCGAAATGGACGTGGATGTCGTGGGTGGCTCGACTGTTCCGATGGATAAAGAATCGAATTTAGAAGTGATGGAAAAATTGATCCCGCTCCTGCCGGCTGCCGGGATAACCCCCGGCAGCCCTGCCGCCCAGCAAAATGCGAGGGAAATGTTTCGCATGATCGGCAACCAATCCTTAGAAGCGATCATGGATTTAGCGGACCAGTCGCCGCCTCAGCCGAACCCCAAGATGGCAGAGATCCAAGCCAAAGTGCAAGCCAAGCAGCAGGAGTCCCAAGTCAAAATTCAGTCCAAGTTGGCGGAGGAAAAGATTAAGCTACAAGCCATGCAAGCCAAGCTCGGGATGGACCAGGAAAAGCACAAAATGGATATGCATAAAAATGTGATTAATTCGATTTTACAGGGAGTCCGGTCGGCACAGACTCCGGTAGGGAGTAACGGCAATGCGGAATAAAGTTCACGATATCTTAAAAGTGGTGGGTCGCAAGGTTCCCGATGCAGGCGGGGCCATGTATCACGCGGCGGACGGTGTTTCTGGTGGTGGATTTTTCGATAAAAACAAGCGCCACCGGATGCGGCTGGCCTTGCGTAATATGCGCTTGCGCGCCTCGGGCATGACTGATGATCTTTTAGGGTCCAAAGAAGGTGGCGGGTCGATGGACAACAAACATGAGCAGGAGCCGTAAGATTGAATTGCAAAGGATGTGGCAATGAAGAAGCCTGGGCGGTCCACCCGAAAAAAGAGAAGTTCACGGGCAAGGTGTACGAGGAATGCAACCGTTGTTTCGACTCATCGATACCAGAATGCCCGGACGTATATTTTCGAGGACCATATTGGGACGAAAACCTTTGCGACTATGACGATCCCGCTTATGACCCAAGACGAGGGACTTATATACGTTCAAAGGCCCATAAAGCCTACGTTTTAAAGAAGTGCGGGTTGCGAGAAGACGGCGATAAAAGGCATGGTTCGCGGGCATTTGACCCGCGCTATAGCCAGGTCGCCCACGAAAACTTCAGGAGGAATTATTATGGCCGACGAAATGATCAACAGCACCAAGCCGTATAACAAGAGTTCGGGATTGCAAGGAATTGGCGATACCGTTAAAGCGATGAACGAATACGACATGAACGTTCTGAATGATCCTATTGCGGGTCACAGTTCGGAAGCCGGGAAGGGCAAGCCTAGCAAGTACAACAAGAATTCCTAGGAGACCCTATGCCTGTATCGGATGTTTTAAAGAGTTTCCGCAAGGAAGGTTACGGGGAAAGTCCGAAGGAACAAGGACCCCAAGGGGCCGAAGGTCCCAGGTCTTTTAAATTGACCGATGACGAAGTAAAAGAGTTGCAGGGCTATCAAAAAGGACCCGGCATGGAACAGGAATGTGTCGTGACGGGTCGCTTGGGCGAGAACGGGGAGTTTACGGTCACTTCCGTTCATTCGCCGGGTGGCGGTATGAATGATGAAAATGACATGGCGTCTCAAGTGATGGATAAGATGGGCCAAGCGCCGACCGTGAGACCGCAAACGATACCAAGTCCGGGTTAATAAGGGGGAAACGATGGACACTGTAGCTGAACCTGCTGCCACACCTGAAGCGCCGCCTCCGGCGGTTGCCGCACCAGCCGATCCGTTTTCACTAGACGAATCGAAGTTGGTGAGTTTGTCGCCTGAGCAACGGGCGTCGCTTGATCCGGTCTTAGAAGAATGGAAAAGCCGAGCCAAACAAGAAATTGAGAAAAGCGGCAAGACCTATGAGGAAAAGTACAAGCCTCATCTGACCAAATCCGAGGCCCTGGATCAGCTCGTGCAAGACCCACGGTTTCAGCAGTGGTGGCGGTCGGTCCAGCAGACGGCGACTCAACAGAACCCGGCGAACGCGCAAGCTAATCAAACGGCTAAACCCCAGGATTTTGCCAGTGAGAATGAGTGGCAGGAAGCTTGGGCGAACGCCTACGCGGGCGATTACACAAAATTCAAGGAAATCCAAGCCCGCATGTTCTCGGTCATGGCGACCCCGGTTGTTCAGCAGCTAAAAGAGGGTCAAGAACAGCTCCGGGCGACCCTTGAAATGAAGGACCTTTTCGAGCGCCACGGGGACGCCAAGGAATTGGACGCGATTGGTCGAAATGCCGCTGATCCGAACGATATGTCCGAGTCGCTTTTAGAAACGTGCCTTAATTGGGCGGTCGCAAACGGTAAAACCCTGGAACAAGGCTATGCCAAAGCGAAGAGTTGGGCGGACGCTTTGCGCGTCGGGGCGCAAAAGCAAGCGATGGGTCTCGTTCAAGACAAAAAGGCGTCTGTTACGAGCGGGCCGTCTACCAATCAAGGCGGGAAAACAGTAGTTGAAGTCGCCGATGCCGATGAGTTGATGCAGAAGAACATGGAGTACATCGCCTCCGGTCAAACACCGCCAAAATTTGTAATCAGGAAGCAAGAAGCACCAACGGGAAACCGCTGGAGTCAAAAAACGTAAGGGGTAGAGAGAGGAAATAAAGTGGCTGATCAGATATTCACATATGGGCCCGCAAACGTTGGTTCTCTTATTGCGACAACCCTCAGTAATTACGGCAGAGAACTCTCTGACAACGTGCACAAAGCGATTCCGCTTTTTGCCTGGTTGTCAGTGAAAAAGAAAATCACGGAGGACGGCGGCGCAACCATCGTTCGCCCGGTTGTTTACAGCTCCAATTCGACGGCGGCTTTTTATGCGTCGGACGATGTTTTGGATACTACGATACAGGATAATTTTACGGCAGCCCAGTGGCAGTGGAGACAGGCAGCCGTAAGTATCAGCATCACAGGCCGTATCGAGCTACAGAACATGGGCAAGTCCCAGGCGATCTCGTACTCCAAAGGGTATACGGATAACGCCTTGGCGAGCTTGAAGGAAACCATTGACCAGAAGTTGTATGCAGCGTCGCAGTTGGGGAATAACATCACCCCATTACCCGCGATTGTGGCGAGTTCTGGAACGATTGGGGATATCAACGGAACCACGAACTCCTGGTGGCAGTCCCAGGTTCAATCCTCGGGCTCTTTTGCGACACGCGGTCTCTCGGATCTTCGTTTGGTCTGGGATAACGTTTCTGTCCAAATGCCTGCGGGTGGGCCGGACCTCATCATTTCGGATCAGACTTCTTATGAAGCGTACGAAGCGACCTTGGTTCCGACCGTTCGCTATACCGACGTTTACATGGGGGATCTCGGATTTTCGAACCTCAAGTACAAAGATGCGGTCTGGACATGGGACCCGAACGCGACGAGCGGCGTCATTTTCCTGTTGAACTCCA